AACAGTACCTTAGCCAAGACTCAATACTCCTTGGGCTAATCGTTCTACTGCTATCTCGCAGTACCGTTCTTCGATTTCAATGCCAATAGCTTTTCGCTCGAGGTCTTTCGCTGCTCGTAGTGTTGAGCCAGATCCCATAAACGGATCAAGAATTACACCGTCAGGCATATAACCGAGGCAGCGAGTCATCAACTTGACTGGCTTTTGAGTCGGGTGCTTCCGTTTTTCGTTGTGTTTGTCGGCGTTCACAATGCCGCCATGTTGCAACCGAATCATGTAACCGGCCTTGTCCTGCTTTGTGTTGATCCATGCAAGCTCAAACGGTGATCCCAACATACGGTCAGCGGATTCAACGACTCGTTTATCCCAACAGATCCAACGACCGGGTACAGGTAGACAATCGGGAAAGTGATTCACTCCGAATACCAGCATCGGTGTCGGATGCTGTGCGATTAACCAGCGAGCCAAATCGCTGTTTGTGTCACCAACAATGCTTTTATGTTCGCTTTGTTGCCGAGAATGCTTCTTACTTAAATAGTCGGTGCCATACGGCGGATCGGTCACGATTACGTCAAAGTCAAGAGTCGGCAGAATCTCACGGCAATCCCCGTGGTAGATCGTCACAGCGTCGTCCTCGTAATACGGTGCCACTTTCCCCTCCCCTAACTTGGTACGGTCAGTAGCCTCACAGTGAGAGTACCTTCCCACCAAGCTCCATCGTCGGATAGTCGGTCAGGGGACATGGAGATACGATCAATAGTCACATTCTCGCTACGAGTCCCCTCCTTATAGGTGAGAGTCACCCCGGATTCCATGCGTTGACGCAACGTCGAGAAGATCGACCCGGAATCAAACGTGGCTGGAGCGCCACTGTTACGGGAAGTCAACACCTGGCGGCGTAACACGATGGGCAAAATGATTTCGTCTACACGGGATGGTGTGGCGATAGCGAACGTCAACCAGTCCCCAACGATGGGGCCTTTCGTGGTGTCGGAACCGTCACGGCTCATCGTGATAACAAACTCGTATGAGACAGAGGATTCTGTGGTGAACGTGAAGTCGGATGGCACACCGGAGGTGAGGGTGAGAGTGTCGGTGACGTTGGCGTCGTTGGTGGCACCAAACGTGAGGGTACCCAGGAAAGCCGATGAAGGGTTCCCTCGATACCAGTACCCGGTTTGGTTGTATGTGGTACCGGACTGGCGGTAGTCGATTTTGGGTTCGTTGAATGTGTATTGGGCACGGTCTTGGCGGACAGTGACGGAACGCAACAGTTTCGGTGCCACAGTTGACCACGAACATTCACCAATGTTGAGTGTCCCACTAGCAACTTTCTCACCAGTACGGGACTCACGTTGAAGGACTGCTGCACCTCCGCTCACAACGCCCAGAAAGAGCTTAGGCGAACCGCCATTGTTTAGACGGGTCACCCCCTTAACGAGGTCTGTAGCGCTCGCTGAGGCGGCGCTGATGAGATCTGAGGTGTAAGCAGGGACGAGAGTGTCAGTGAACCGAGTCAAATCTGCACGAAAAGTATTACCATACCCTGATCCCCACCAAACAAACTGTCCATCAGCCTCCAACTCATACGCTTCCCCACCAGTTTCGATGACCGGACCAATCGTTATCCCATTCGAGTTCGTATCAATCAGAGCTGTACGAAACCCCTTGTTCGTGGCAATACACAGTACGGGACCGTACACCAGGATGGCGTTAATCTTTTCACCGCGAGGAAGTTCACCGGCGACAGTGGGGGTGCTGAGAGTACCGTCAGTTGAACTGACCCCAATGTGATATATGGCTCCAGTGTCGTCAGTGTTCGCTGCCGCATAAATACCGCCCGGTCCAGCGTCCACATCCACCCAAGCACTCCCCCCTAAAGGAAGGGAATAGTCGAGAGAAGAACTAGCTTTACTACCAGCAGCATCCAACTCATAGATCGAGTTGTCCTTGAAACCGATAAGGCGGCCTGCGGCGACAGCAACAAAGTTGACATCCTCCACACTCCCAGGCCATGTCCCAGCAGATGAACCGATGAGTGCCCGGTCGGGGAGAGTCGTACCGTCCGACGCCACATAAACGTACTGGCCGTCACTTGCCAACGACGTAACCGTTGACGACATCGTGAAACTAGAGTTCCAGGTGGGACTCGCAGCGGCAGCGTTCGAGGAGAAATAAACCGTGGTGCCGTTGGCAACATACAAGTATTCGGTGCCAGCAGCGTTCGTTACCCGTTGGGTAATTATGTCCCCCGTCGTGAACGTCGGGGTGTTGGCCCCGGTTTCGGTGATGGGGAGTAAGGATACTTCTCCCTTCGTCCAGACATCAACGCCCACAGAAGTGTTGAAACGCCGACGATCACTGTCAGCCAAATCAAAATGCGTTTGACCCGCACCGTAACTCCAATCTGTTTGGGAGCGAGTCCACGCTCCACTCGTATCTAAAGCGTTCTCCCCAGCTTCACCACTCGTGTCACGCTGCTCACGTAACGCCGGAACCGTAGTACGCCCATACTGGCGTGCGTCCACAAGATAGGACACACCATCCAGTTCAACTGGCAACGACTCCGAATTAAAACTCACGACGTGAACCCGCTCCATTGAGCGGTCGGACGCATAGCTGAGTTACGAGTCCACAACTGTGGATACTGGGAAACAAGACGACCCGATTCGGCTTCAACACGGGCACGACGCCGCCCCATCAGATCACGGAACGACGCAGAGATAGCGCCAGGAGGCACCTCGTCTGCCATACGGGACGTGCCTTGAGCGTCAAGGAACTCTCGACGTATCGGTGTGGTCGTCATCAAAGCCATCGCAGCTCCAAGAGGAGGAAGATCGTAGGCGGTGGTAGCCAACCCCACAGCAGAACGGGCAGTAGTGCCGTCAGTGATAGGAGTGAACGGCGACTTATACATGACCGTTATTTTTTGTCCCGGCCACGCACCAGTGTAAAGAATCAAAGCAAGCCCACTAGAAAACGAAGCGGTGTCACGGTTACGGCGAAGCCGCCACGACGACACATCAGGCTCCGCAGCTTCAGTCCCAATGTCGGCGTATGTCACCGAATAGATCGAGTCAATCTCAGCGGAAGTCAACCCCGTCAAATCGTAGCCATCCACCCCAGCGTTGTACGTGAAGCTCGTGGTTTTCATTTGGAACAACCCTTGACCTGGGGCTGACAGGTCAGCGAGATCGTCGTTGAGGGAAGAAATGATGCGGTTAGTGGGGAACTTGGGGGATACACGAACAATGTCGCCCGTAGTATGAGTAGCCGCAGTAGAGCCACCGTAGCCACGCATCACATTAATCGTCGTTGAACTTACCGAAATCACATACATCAACTCGGCGTTCACTTCAATGACGACGCCTTTAACAATAGAAGTAGCGATACCTTGCACCACCAGAGTCGTCCCAGTGGTCGCAGGACTGGGAGCGGTCAACACTAAATCGAGTTCCTCGACGTAGCCCGACAAAAGCATGTCTCTTGTCGAATCAATCCATACTTGTGCTGTCATCAGGTGCTCCCAAGAACTTCGTTGAGGGCCGCCTCTTTACGTTTCCGTCCGTCTTCAGAGAGGACTTGGCCTGCTGTGATCTCATGCGCTGTGCCTGCATGTTTCTCAAGATGGGAAGACCCGTTAATAGAACGGGGCTGCAAACCCTCAGAGCGGAGGCGCTTATACGCGGCCATGTCTGCGTCTTTGTTTTTTTCATTACGTTTCGATACTCCCCAGTCAATGTTTCCCCGACTAGGAGTAGCCGACGGTGCGAACTGGACATTGCCGAAATACTTGCGAACAACCCCTCTACATCCCTCACAACTCTCATCGTAGGTTTCGTCTATGCCGTGGTGAACGTCGAGAGTCAACCCACAATCAAGGCAACGGTAAGTGTAAACAGGCATTTAGGCTCCAGCTCCAACGTCAATCGCATATCCGTTGGCAATTAACAACGCTATTTCAGAGGACGTTAAGTCCTTCGGGGACGCATGTCCCCCATATATCCATCTTGTCACAGTTGACCAGTCCGCTGGGGGGAACGTCTGGATGGAAGTGCCGTTGACAATTATCAGGTTCGTTCCCTTTCTTTGCATTGCGTAGTGGCGTCGTAACGCATACGCCGCAGGGGTAGCGTCCTGCCGTAAACCGACAGGGGGAAGGGTCATCGTGTACGGCATTTCGAGGAGCGTGTAAACGGGTTCTTCACCCATTGTGGTGGTGCAAGTAATGGTGCCTGGGAGGATGTGCCATTCTTTAGTGGGGGCTGGGACAGCGCCGGTGCCACTGACATGGTTGGCGATCACCTCAACTTCAGGGGTTGGAGTGAGGATCGCTGCGACCCCAGCAATCGTGGCTGGAGTCATCAACGCCCCAGTTACAACCGTTGGGGCAGGCAAACTCGCTGCGGCAGCTATACCCGTGTCAACGTGAACGTAGTTAGCGTCAATATCGACAGCAGGAACAGCCGCAACAGCAGCAATAGTTGAAACAGATACCGTGATCGGTATTCCACCGGTCGCCGTAATCGAAGTGGTGACACCTACCGTGGCAGGAGTAGCAACAACCAGGTAGGCGTTGCCAGTTATGACTCCTTGACGATAGTCGTAACCGTTTCGGTACGCTTGCCCAGACTGGCGGTACTCGAACTCGAAATCGGTGGGGATGGTTGCTGTGGCTGCAATGGTGGCAGGGGTAATAGTTGTAGGCGTCCCATAAGCGACGCCTGATGCCCTATATGCAATTTCTGACCGATATTGCGTTGCCACAACCCATCTCCCTAGCTGCTAAGAGATGCCGATTCGGAGTCCCCTACCCGTGTAGCAGCAACAGCTTTAGCGATAGCGATGAGAGCAGCGACCCCCGCAATTTTTAGGGAGTCACCCCAGTCAGGTCCGGGTACAGCCATAGCTGCGGCCCATGCTTGTGCGAACGTAGATACTCCACGCTCTAAAGAGTCTTTAATAAAACGCTGGTTGAACAATGTCGTTCCTTTTCAGTTGAAGACGACCCCACGTTTGGGGGCCGCATATTCCGTCGGCGCGAAGGGAGTTGGCCCTTTGCCACGCCATTAATTTAGCTTTCGTGTTTCGTCCAAAAATACCATCCG